TATGATGTAAAGTTGGTTCAACCAAATGATATTGACTCAAGTAAGTTATCACCTAAAGGTGAAGAACCAAGTGAAGAAGAAATTGAAAATATGTTTGGTTCTGAAGAAGAACAAGAACAACTTGAAGATTTCATGGATTCATTTGAAAAATTTGATTTAGAAAAGGCTAAAAGAAGATTTATTAATTCACTTATTCAAGGAGCTGCTAAACAATCTTCTTATATGTTTGAATTATTAAACAGAGAGTTAAATGCTATTAACCCAAGATTACTGAATATGTATGGTGTCTTTATGTCATTTGCGGATTCACTTTATTGGTTAATGCCTGACTCAATGGTTCAAGGTATGGCAGGTGGTGGAGAATCGACATATGGTATGTCTGAATTAGACGCTAAGACTGACCCACCGACAGTAAAGGCTCGTGGTGTTAACTTACCAATCCTTATTCATGAACTTGCTAAAGGTGTTATGGAAATTGCAGGAACATACGGATTACCAAAAGATAAGACAAGACAAGAAGCTGTAATCAATTCACAAGATACTGTTGTTGGTGAAATTTGGGATATGAGATTAGGACCAGTTATTTGGCAAAAGTTTCGTGAAGCTTATCCTGATGAGTTATTTGATGATGATAAGAGAAACTTACAACAATATTTCCTTGTTAAGTTTGCCGAACTTACCCCAAATGAATTTTTTGCAATGGCTCGTGAAATTTTATCAGGTTCACCAAAAGGAAAGAAAATGGTGAAAGATATGGTTGATGAAATCATTGCGGAACTTAAAGAAGAAGAATATGAGGATACTATGAAGAAATATGAGGATGATGACGACGATGATGATGAGGATTTTGATGACTTTTTAAAAGGATTAGGTATCAACTAAAAACTTTAAAACCCTTCAGAGATGAAGGGTTTTCTATTTTATGATAAATTTTATATTTATAGTATATGAGTTTATCTAAAGAAGCCGTTTTAATGGAGTATGCTAAGTGTATGAAATCAACACCATACGCCCTTAAAACTTATTTACAGACATATGACAACACTGTTCAAAAGTATGTCCCATTAGAATTATTTCCTGACCAAATTAGTTTGGTTGAGGATTATGAAAACTATAATGAAAATATTGCATTAAAGTATCGACAGGCTGGTGTGTCTACGGTAACTGCTGCTTGGTCATCAAAGAAACTTGTTTTCGCTAAAAAGAATAGTCCTGAAAAGATATTGGTTATCGCTAACAAGTTAGATACTGCCGTTGAAGTTGCAAATAAAATTAGAGGATTTACCGACCAGTGGCCTAGCTGGGTTGGTGTTGGGTTTTCTTCTGAAAAAAATTCACAAAGACATTTTAAATTAACAAATGGATGTGAAGTTAAAGCAGTTGCAACATCTAAGGATGCTCTTCGTGGTTATACACCAACAATATTAATATTTGACGAGGCGGCATATATTGAAGCTGATGATGATTTTTGGGCGGCTTGTATGGCATCCTTATCCACAGGTGGTAAGGTGATAGTTGTATCAACACCAAACGGATATGATGCAATCTATTATGAAATCTACGACCAAGCGTTAAAGGGGATGAATGAATTTAAAGTTTCCGAAATGGTTTGGTGGAAAGACCCAAGATACGCAAAAGATTTATCTTTAATTAATGTTAAAGATATTATCCATTATTACTTAAATCGTAATGAATATCAAAATGTTGAAATTATTGACTATAACAATAAAGAAAAAAATTTTGATGAAATAAGACAATTAATTGCTCAGGGATACAAACCAAGTTCTTCTTGGTATGAGTCAATGGTAAAAAAACTTAAATACGATAAACGTAAGGTCAATCAGGAATTAGAATGTGCGTTTCTTGGTTCAGGTGATAACGTATTTAATTCCGATTTATTGGAAGATTTAAGGGTGAATATGGTTAAAGAACCATCTACAAAGATGATGGGAGGTGGTCTTTGGATTTGGAAAGAACCAGAGATGGGTAAAAAATATATCATGGGTGTTGACGTATCTCGTGGAGATAGTGAAGACTTTTCAACATTTCAAATTGTTGATTTTGACTCAAGAGAACAAGTTGCGGAATACGTTGGTAAACTTCCTCCTGACACTTTGGCTGAAATATGTTATAAGTGGGGTAATATGTATAACGCATTTATTGTTATTGATATTACTGGTGGTATGGGTGTCACAACTTCTTTAAGATTGAGGGAGTTGGGATATAGGAACATGTATGTTGATGGTGTTGATATTTCAAATAAATGGAAATATGACCCAAAAGCTACTGAAAAAATACCAGGAATTAACTTTAACGCTAAAAGAGTTCAAATTATTGCAACTTTTGAAGAATATCTTAGACATGGGTTTAGAATAAATTCAAGTAGACTGTTAAACGAAATGAATACATTTATTTATGTGAATGGACGACCTGACCACCAAAAAGGACAACATGATGACTTGATTATGTCTGTTGCAATGGCTCTTTATGTTGGTGAAACATCATTTACATCACTAAATAAAGTTACAAATCAAACAAAGGCGATGATTGACTCGTGGACTGTTAATACAAATGAATTTAACAGAAAACAATTTATGGACCCGGTAATTTCACAACAACAAGAAAACATTAAACGAGAGGCAACAAAAAGCGACTACGAAAACTATTTATGGTTATTCGGGGGACGAAGATAAAACTATGGGATTTTCTAAAAGACAAAGAACAGGAACATATAATACTACAGGGTCAAAAATAACTGTACCCGGATTGGGGGCATTAAGGTCTAAAGTACAGAATGGGGATAAAATATCTATTCAGCCAAATAATAGAATTATTTTTATACCATCCCCGACACCTTCATCAACACCACCACCAAGTCAGACACCTTCATCGACCCCAACGCCAACACCTACACCATCAATAACACCAACTCAAACTCAAACTAATACTCCTACACCATCAATAACTCCAACTCAAACTCAAACTCCAACTCAAACTCAAACTCAAACTAATACTCCTACACCATCAATAACTCCAACTCAAACTCAAACCCCGACTCAAACTCAAACCCCGACTCAAACTCAAACCCCGACTCAAACTCAAACCCCGACTCAAACAAATACTCCAACACCTTCAACACCACCATATTTTGAAGTGCAAAATATTGTAGATACTAACCCATTGGTCGCATCATTTAATACTGGACCTAATAGTGGTTTTGATATTATTTGGGGTGACGGGTCAACAAATTTTGTTAGTATTACTAACCCACCATATTCTGGGACTTTTAGTTCGTATACTTACACCTATAGTTACGATTCGAATCTTTATACTGCAACGTTTAACAATTTCAAAGTTTCATCTTCAGTATCAACTAATAATATTCAAAGAATACAATTAAATAATATTTCAAATATTGTTGAGAATTCATTTACTTTTAGCTCATTTTCTGCGGTAACAACAATGACATTATCCAGTACTACCCTCACTGACTTTAGTTCGAGTCTACCAAACTCAATACAATTTTTTAACATTTACAACACATTTGCACCTGGTTCTCAAAACTTTGAATTTACTCCATCAAGTAACTTGGCAAGTTTACCTAATTTTATAGAGTTGTTTATTAAAAATACTGACATGTCAGGGTTTACCTACAATTTTTCAGGAAGTAGTTCATTTAGAACTATTCAGTTAGAAGATAATTCATCTCTAACATCTTTAAATATTACAGTCCCAACTGGACCAGTATTTAGAGATTTCTTGGTTTCAAATAATGACGCCCTACCATCAATTAATATTACTAATAGTTTATCTGCATGTACTGGACTACAAGACATTCAGGTGTATAATAATAATTCATTAACGGGTTGGACGTATACTTTACCTGTATCAGCAACTAACGCACGATTTAATAGTAATAGACTTTATAATTTTGATATTGATTTAAATGCTAATACAAATTTAACTAGCCTGAATTTAGGTAGTAATCTTAATTTAAGTTCATTTACAAATACAATATCAGCATGTACGTCTTTGACAGAATTAAGATTAGATAACAACAACTTAAGGACATTACCCCCAATATTCCCAAATAGTATCCAAACATTAAGATTGGATTTGAATGATATAACAGGATACACAAGTAACTTCCCAACCAGCTGTGTTACGTTTAATATGAGTGATACTGGACCTTTACAGTATGTACCACAATGGACTGTAGATTTAACAGGTGCAACATCATTACAAACTTTCAATTTAAATAATGTTGGTTTATCAGGATGGACAACACAATTTCCAACATCAATTAGGACTATTGATTTAGATAGTAATTTAATGACTAATTTTGATTTTAATTACACATTAGGAGCTACTAATATCGACATAAGTTTTAATAATTTAACAGGTACTACAAATCTTTCAGCACATACATCGTTAGTTACGTTAACGATAGGTGGTAATTCATTTAAAAACAGTACTGAATTAATAAGTGGTAATTTCCCTGCAAGTTTAAGAACATTTAGTATTGCGTCAACACAATCATTAACAGGATGGACATCAACTTTTTCAGCAATGACTAATATGTTATCGTTAGATTTTAGAAATACCGCACTTAAAACCGCAGCTGTTGATTATATTTTACAAGATGTTGCATCGGTTGCAACTGCAAACACATTATATAATAAAACATTATTTCTATCAGGTACGACTCTACCTCAACAACCTGAGTCTCCGACAGGAGGATTAACTAACCCAAATTATTTATTACTTGCAAATCCTCCATATAGTTGGACAATTACTGTAAAACCATAATAATATTTATTTAAACTTCAAAAAACTTTAATTTAATTTAAAACTATTTATATTTTAGTATGAGTGAAAATAAACTAACGGTATGGCAACGGTTATCCCAAACATTTGGACCCAATTCTCTTTTGGGACAGGATTATCCTACGTACAAATATGATAAAAGTGAGTTATTAAAAACAACCTCTAAGTCTGAATATGAAAGAGAAAAACTTCAGGCACAACAAACATATTATTTAGCAAACCAATGGGGTAGAATTGAAAATAATCTTTATACCCAGGCAGTTTATTACGAACCAACTCGTTTAGCGTCTTTCTATGACTATGAGTCAATGGAATTTACACCTGAAATTGGTGCGGCACTTGACATATATGCCGAAGAATCTACAACCATTGACCAAAATGGTTTTATGTTACAAATTTATTCTGAATCATCAAGAATTAAATCAATTCTTGGAGATTTGTTTAATAATGCTTTAGATATTAACACTAACTTACCTATGTGGATACGAAACACATGTAAGTATGGTGATAATTTTGTATATCTTAAATTAGACCCTGAAAAAGGTATTATAGGATGTATGCAATTACCAATCATTGAGATTGAACGATTGGAAGCTAGTATGGGTGCTCACTCAACTGATTCAACTACTAACCC